ACGCCGAAAACCCCAGAGAAACCCGCCCAGTAGGAAACCCGGGCCTATTAAAAGAAATTCTCGGAGAAGATACCGGGGACGAATAACAGCGCAGGAGGCCCGGGAGCAATCCCGGGCCTTACTTTTTGCCAGGAAGGAGGAAAGACCATGGCACACACAGGACAGCGGGACCCCTGGGAAAAGCTGCCCGGCGAAACAGCCCGGCAGTATGAGTGCTTCTGCGCTTACCGCGATATGCGGTATTTGGAGAAGCCCAAGAAACCCGGCGACGTTGTCCGGCCGGATTTTACCGTCCGCCGCAGTATTCGCGGCCTGGCTGAACAGCTGGGAGTTACCCGCAAGAGCTTGGAGCCCATGAGTGCGAAGTTTGACTGGGTGGCGAGGGCGGAGGAGTACGACAACTATATTTTGGATTGCGTGGCGGCCAAGAACACGGCCAACATCGTGAAGATGCACGAGAAACACGCGGCCATTGCGGAACAGATGCTGCGCAAGGCTACCGGCCGCCTGCTGACCATTCCAGACGGTGAGATAGACGCAAACGCTGTTGTCCGTATGGTTGATATAGGCGTAAAGGTGGAGCGGCTGAGCCGAGGAGAGCCCACAGAGAGCCGCACCGTTACCCATGGCGGCGCCCTGGAAGTGGAAAGCACCCAGCGCGCAGACCTTTCCGCCCTTTCTGACGAGGAGCTAAACCAGCTTGCCGGACTACTGGAAAAATCTAGCCCAGGTTGACCCTGCGGCGCTTCTCCGACAGGTCCGCCGGGAGCAGGCGGAACGGAACCTCCCCGAGTTCATCCGCCAGGCCTGGCCCGTCATTGAGCCCGGCACGACGTTTATTGACAACTGGCATATTGACTGCATCGGTGAATATTTGGAAGCGGTGAACCGCGGCCAGATAACGCGCCTGATCGTAAATATGCCACCTCGCCACATGAAATCCCTGGAAATAACCGTGTGCTATCCGGCCTGGACGTGGGTAAAGCACCCGGAACGGCGATTCATAAAAGTTTCGTATTCCGACAGCCTGAGCCGCAAGCACAACGTTTTGACCCGTGACATTATACAATCCCCATGGTATGCAGCCAACTGGGGAGACCGATTCAGCCTAAAAGACGACGTGAACCGGCAAAACGAGTTTAAGAACAACCACCAAGGCCTTATGTTTTCGACCTCTGTCGGCGGCGCGCTGACCGGTGAAGGTGGCGACTGCATCATACTGGACGACCCGCAGAACCCATTACAGGCCAACAGCGAAACCGAGAGAGAAGCAACCATAGCCTTCTTCAAGAACACCTTGCAATCCCGTTTGAACGACCCGAAGACGGGCGTTTTTATTATTGTGATGCAGCGCCTTCACGAAAAGGACCTGACCGGCCATATTTTGGCCGAGGACCTGGGCTATACACACCTTTGCCTCCCGGCGGAGGCGCCGCAGCGCACAATAATCACCTTCCCGGTGAGCGGCCGCGAGGTGATCCGCGAGGAAGGCGACATCCTGAACCCGCAGCGTTTCGACAAAGAAACCCTGGCGAGCCTTAAAAAGTCCATGGGCTCCTTGCAATATGCGGGCCAGTACGAACAGACCCCCGCCCCGGCGGACGGCCTGATCTTTAAGCGCGAATGGCTGCAAAACTTCTTCGACCCCAAAGCAGCGCCCCACCAAAGTATGCTTATCCAGTCCTGGGATATGGCTTTCACAAAGAGCGAAGGCAGCGCCAAGGTTGCGGGCTACATTGTGGGCCGGAGTGGTGCAGACATTTACATTTGGGACCTGGTAAACGAAAAAATGACCTTTACCGAGAGCGTGGCGGCCGTGCGCACCCTGACGGGCAAATGGCCGAAAGCCAGGGCGAAGGTTATAGAGAACAAGGCCAACGGTCCTGCAATCGTTGACCTGTTGAAAAAGCAGATTCCCGGCATGGTAGAGTTCAACCCAAAGGGCAGCAAGCAAGAACGTGCCCTTTCCGTTACGCCCTACTTTGAAGCCGGGAATATTCATTTCCCAAAGCCGGAAACGGCGCTCTGGGTGCACGACACCATCCAGGATCTTTTGATGTTTCCCAAGGGCGAATACAAGGACGATATAGACGCACTTGTGCAGGCTATCTTGTACTTGATGGACAAGCCCGCAAAGAGCCCGCCAAAGGCAGAAGCGATGCTTTCCAAGAGCAGCTATTGGCGGAGATAAACAGAAGGAGGAAAACGCGTGACAACCCGAAAAGGAGAAGTCGGCCGCATAGGCCAGAAACGCTATGGCGGCGTCTTCTATGAAGAATTTTTGCCGGAGCTGCGCGGCCGCCGAGGC